CAGCATGGCTATCGGCCAGAGCTTGAGCCGAATAATCCTGAGCCAGTAATCATCGGCGGGGCGCAAGTCTATGGCGACGGCGAAATCGGTGCGGGAATTGTAGGCTAAATAGCAAGGGCGAACGTCGCACCGTTCGCCCCCAGGTAAAGGACTTTTCTTTGTGGTGACGAGCACATATTACCACAATGGCGATTCTTTACCAGCCTTACGATCTCGGACGCGAGCTTGATCCCTCCGATATTCCCATAGAGTTTGGCCAACAGCCGGAAGACGACGCGGCCGTCCAGCTCGTCGTTAAAGATTTGAACTTAGCTGAGTATTACATTCTCGCGAAAGGTATGACCGTTTCGTGGGATCGTGATGACAGACTTTTTCTCTTCCGTATGCCGCAAGCGTTTTGGGAGGGGTCTTCTGTACCTCGCGCCAGCCTTGGCATTCCGCTGATTTTTGAACACGTGGAAAGTTTGATGCCGCAGATCATGTCATCGCTGTTTAGCGATAATCCGCCTTTTGATGTAACAGCAAAAGCCAAGACTCGGCCAGAGGTCGCCCGTGCAGTCCGTAAGCTAATTACAGCACAAATGGAAGCAATGGGTTTTCAAGAGCAGGTACGCCTGGGTCTAAAAGAGTCGTTAGTTTACGGAACAGGGATTTGGAAATATGGATTCTGCGAAAAAGAAGGTCATAAGCTGACCTACAAATATGCTGATGTTCCTGAGATCCGCTCTATTGGCTTGGGGACCGTGGAGTTGCCCACCAAAGATTCGCAGAAAGTTATTGAACACATCGAGCCGTACATCTGGCATGAACCGTGGTTTGAAAGGATTCACATCCGGTTTGTGGTTGCGGATCCGGCTCTGCGCGTCCCGGATATTCGTTGCGCAAAATATGTAATTCACAGAACCTATCCCGACCTCGAGGAGCTGGAGCAGTTACGCAACCAGCCAGGATACAGACTACCCTCTCCGGAGTTTTTAGCGGATCTCTATCGTCCTCCGCGCGAGGCTCCCGAACGCTCGCTGCTTGAAGGCAGATCGACATCGAGCGTCTTGAATACAGGTATTTCTAGCCTCGATATCAATATGGAATTTAGGGCCATGCCGAGATGGCAAGATTCTTCCCGTGACCCCAATAAACAGCCGCTTGAACTCTGTGAATATACCAGTGACTCAAAAGTCATCAGCGTATTGAACCGCAAGCTCTGTATCCAAAATGAACCCAATCGCATGAATAAAATTAATTATTTTAGCGTCAGCTTTGCTGATGTCTTAGATAGTTGGTATGGATTGGGAATCTCGCAGTTGTTAGCTGGCGAGCAAAGGTTACAACAAGGTGTTATCAATTCTCGCTTGGATGAATTGGCTCTGCGCTTGTCGGGAACATTTATGCGGACGCGTGGCGCAAATACTCCTACTCAACAATTACGGCTTAGGCCGGGGGGCATCATAGACACGGACGATGCAAAAGGTGTTCAGATGATGCAGCATCCGCCTGCCCTGGTCGACGCGTTTACTGAAGTTGACGCATCGGACGCGCGCGCTCAAAGACGAACTGGAGCAAACCAATTAATTACGCAAGGTACTGCCCCAGCCATTGGCCAGCTCGGACGTACTTCAGCGGGGATCTCTAGCGCGGCGGGAGCGCTCGGTGTGCGCATGGGTTATTGGATGGATCAAATCTGTAATTTAATGTTCATCCCGTTTTTGCAAGCCGTTCATGAAATGAATTCACAATGGTTGCCGCCAGAAGAGATCCGCGATTTCTTTGAAGAGGAATTAGATGAAGCCTTCCAGCTTTCTAATCCCTTGGATGTTAAGAACGCGAACTTGCGTTTTGATGTCTTGGCAGGAGCGAAACTTCGCGCACGCATGTCTTTGATGCAGCTCGCGCCGCAGCTCGTGCAGTTGTTGCAACTTGCTCCTGTGTTGGATTCGATTGCGGATCAGCAGAAAAAAGTTGATTGGGTAGAGCTTATACAAGCGCTGCTCGATGCTACGGATTGGCCAGGAGCGCAAAAGTTCGTTACTGATATGAGTGATGAGGATCGGCAGCGTCAACAAATGAAGAACCAATTTATGCAGCAGAACTCGCAAATTGCCCTCAAACATCAGGCTGAGATGGAAGAGATCGAACAAAAATCCCGTGGTCAAGCTGGAGTGCATATCGTTCGCGGCTTGATCGATCACATGGATCCAGTAAACCAGACGCAGGCGTTATCGCAACTCAGGGATGCGATGAGTCCGCCGGAAGGAGCACAAGGTGGCCAAGAAACCCAAGGCGCGCCCCAGCAAGGTGCGTCCCCCGAAGGCGCAGAGTAAGCCACATCCGAATCCTGGTGGCAACTATAACCACACGCCAGGGGAAGGTATGAATTGAGTTGGACGCAACGAGAGTTGGAGATCTTGCAGCAATTTGAGAACGCTGCTGCCTTGCGCGATCTCCATCATTCTGAAGGCTGGAAAGTCTATGTTCGCTTGAGTAAGGAACGTATTGACCAGTTAACGAAAGAATACTTGCGGGAAAACTTGACCCATGAGGAAGCCTGGGAAGCTCATATTCGCATTCGTGCCATCATGCAGTTTGAGGCGCAACTGGAAGAAATGGTAGTCAATGCGGTTGACTTAGTGGATCCGCAAGCGCTTGAAGATTTAATGTTGTCGTTACGGCAAAATCGCGATATACCATAGGAGATTTGAGCTATGGCAGATAACGGACAAGACAAACTGCATATGGCACAGGAGTTTGATGCTCCCCTGGTGGTTGAACCTACGCCGGAAGCTCCTAAAGCGCCGCAAAAGTTTGTGCGTGAGATTGATCTTAAAGATGGCTCTGGGCCGCAAAAGTTTGAAGGCGATACCTGGGAACAGCTCGTGGATAAGCTGGCGGTAGCTCAAGAGAATGCTACCCGCAAAATTCAGCAACTCTCGCGCGAGCGTAAAAGCTATCTTGAACCGGAAAAGCAATCTAGCGATTATCACGAACTGAAGCCGACCAAACTCAACGTGGAAGACGTAATTGCCCTGCAAGCAAATCCGCATGAACTGTTTCGCCGCATCTATCAAGCGGAAACTGGGCTAACTCCCGATGAGTTTCGTATGCGGGAAAACGATCGGCGGCGCTATGAGGCCCAGATGGCGGCGGAACGTGATTTTGTTAACAAGCACACCAGGGAATACAATCCCACGCCAGAAAACGCGGAACGGTTGACAAGATTCTTGCAGGAACAGAATCTGCCCGTGTCCCGCCGAAATCTGGAATATGCATTTCAGGAATTGCGCGCAGACTTGTCTGCAAAGGCTGTACCTGTTGAAGCTAAGGCTGAGGTTACGCCAGCTCCAGCGCAGACCCGCGCGCCTAATCAAGTTTCCCTTCCGCCCTCTTCCATTCGGCCAAGTTTTGGCGGACGCGGCACAGAAGAGACAAGTGGGGGGATAGACGCTGCCGAAGTTGCGCGGATTGCGCAATCATCATCGCCTGCTGAAATGAAAGCTCGGATTGAGCAATTGTTTAAGCAGTCACGTATGTCGGCTAGGTAACAGCCAAAACCCGCCTGCGCTCCGCCAGTGCGATTAAACTCCCGCCAAGGAGATTAATCTCACCCGAGCGAGCGCTCGACGGGAAGCGTCGACAAATCCTAATGTTTGTCTAGGAGAGTCGATCTATGGCTTACCAACCGGCAAGTGTGCTCACGTCTACTAGCGGCCTTACCCATTTGGCTGCCATTTATTATGATAGAGTTGCAGTCGAGAATCTCAAACCCAACTTACCTTTTGTTGCTGTAACGTCCCGCAGGAAACTTCCAGATAGAAACGGTAGAACCATCCAGCTATTTGGTTATGATTTGCTCCCACAAAACATAACGCCGGGACTTGAGGGTACGGTAGGTACGGGTATCTCCCCAACGACAAGTATTCGTAACGTTACAGTGAATCAATACTTCGACTTCGCTAGCTTTAGCGACATCCTGGTCGAAACGGCGATAGATCCGATTGTGGAAAATACGGCGGCCGAGATGGGGTTTCGTGCTGCACTCAGTGCTAATTCACTCGCGCGCATGGAGTTTGAGGCGCAGGCGGCGAGCGATTCAGCCGCAGTCATTGCGGGTGTTAATGATGAGTTTCTAAGCGCGGCGTTAGTTCGTGCTGGAGTATTTCATCTGCGCGGATTGGATGTTAGACCGCAAGCGGATGGTCTCTTTGCCGGAATTATACATCCATTTCCGGCTTTTGATTTAATGAACGATAACGTGGCCGGGGGAGTTATAGATATTTTGAAATACCACAAGGAAGGTTCTGAGGAACTTATGCGTGGTGTTCAGGGATATCGTGTAATTGACCTAGCTGGCGTGCGTTTTATTGAAACTACGACAGCGACAACATTCGCCAATTTTCCTAGCGCTGGCCGCACTGGTTACGGCACGCTGATTATTGGCCAGGATGCTGTATTCAGCATTTCTTTAGGTGCAACAGAAATACCAGAGCAGCGCAACTTTCAATTGATTGTGCGTAACTGGGAACCGAGCGCAGCAGATCCCGCGCGCGTGATAGGCGCGAGTTGTGCATACAATTTTAAATATGCTGCACTGCGCGTTCCGCAAGCGACTGGCTTGCATCCTCGGTTTGTAATGCTGAAAACAGAAGCATCAATTTCTTGATGGCAGTAAAAAATCAACTCGGTCGTGTACTGATGTATCTCGTCAGGCACGCACTTGTTGACCTTGATGTGGAAGAGCGTATTAGGGGCACGCAAAATGTCCCGCTTAATAAGGAAGGTGAAGAGGAAGCCGCAGAGCTTGAGGATTTCTTTCGCGATATTCCAATTGCCGCCGTCTATTCCGACGATCTTGATCGGACATATCACACGGCAATTGCTATCGCTGAGCCGCATGGTTTGCGGGTAAAGAAAGACATCCTTTTACGCTCCTGGGATGTGGGCAGTGATCTGGAGGGCAAGTCTATCGAGGCACACAAGTCAGAGATTCGCGAGTTCAAGTTGCAGCCGCATTTGATTCCCACGGGTGGAGAGTCTTGGGCTGACTGCGAAGATCGTGCTCTTCAGACATTGACCAAATACACCATGATTGCGCTGGAGTACGGAAAGCCGATTGTGTTGGTGCTGCACGGATCCTTGCTGCAACTTCTCTGGCATCACATGGGCCAGGACGAAGCAGAGGCCGATTATGACCATACTCCGATTGAGCCTAGTGGAGTTATTGCGGTGTATGGGACGCGTAACGGATATAGAACGCGTATTCTGCGCGATGCGAAAGAGGCAGTGGATGCCTGAGTTGAAAGTAAAAAAACAACTCTCGGTGTCCAACCAGGATAATTTGGTTGAACTCTGGGAAGACACAGATAAGAAGCTCCAAGCTGAGCGTGTTCCTGACCAGGAGAACTGGAAGAATGCCGATCGACAGCGCGGTATTCCACTTGAGACAAACGACCTGATTAAACGAGTAAGAGAAATGAATCGCGGCATCTGGGCGGAAGATTCTCTCAATTGTCCTGGACACGCGAATTTCTATTTTGTTCAGAATGGGCACAAGCAGTGCGCTGGCTCACCCTTTAAAAAGGGAGTTGTTTTTGAGTTTTCCCGGATTTTTGTTGATGCTGCCGATCGGCCGGTCGCGATCGAGTACGGCTGGCGGGAAGTGCTGCATCGATTAATGAAAAAGAAACTGATTACCTGGAAGCAAATCGTAAAAAGTTTCCCTATCTATAACTCCGTTCGCTCGGAGGCGTTTGAACGTCAAACTCAGGAACTGAGGAACTAAAGGAGTGAACATGATGACCGCAGAAATGAAATCCAGAGGGACTCCTTCCGGTCCAGGGCATCGCGAGCAGCATAATCCTGGAAATCCTGGTGAGGGTGAAGCGCCAGCCACGCCGCAACCAGCGCAGGAAGGACTACAAGGTATTACTCCATTGGCCGGTGAAGCGCTCATTCCCAGTAAGCTCACCAACTATTCCGTTGCTCCCGGCTTTGCTTGGTTTGAGCTTACCAACCACTCCAACATTTCGTTGGCAGTTGGTCGGCAGAGTGTGCTAGGTGAAATGCCTGCCCGTGGTGGTGGCGAGTACCTTACAGCAATGTATCGGCCGCCAGCGGCACCGTTGCCCTCGGGCCAGGTTGGCCAGCCTGTTGGGCTGCTGGTATTGAATCCCACTGTTCTTGAAGGCGGAGGCTTGGAAGAGACCGGAATGTCGATCGAAGGGTTTCCTGGCTTCCCTAGGTCTCTGCCTACTACTACAGCTCTGCCGTTAAACGTGGGATTCCATTCCGCCACGATTGATCCCAACAGTACGCCTCCGCGTGTCACTGTGTATTTCGAAGTGCGGACGGCAGCGACCATTACTGCTGGCAAACGCTGGATCTTTTACACCATGACGGGGGTGTGAGATGGCATTTCATGAAGGTAATCGCACTCAGTCGGTATTTGCTCCACGAGCGACAGCGTATTTTGTCGGTGCATTGACGGGTAGGGTTGCGCCAACATCTTTTACGATCAATCTGCCTCGACAATTTCGTTTGTTCTCTCCCGTGATTGTTGGCGTTCCGCAAGGGTTGCCAGGAGGCCATACCATATCCGCGCAAATTCTACCGGCAATCGGACCTCAGGCTAAAGGGAATCCGTTACGTTTGCAGGTTGAGCTAGGGGGAACATTGACTGTCTCTCAGGGAGATCTTTTGGTTACTCAGTGTTAGGAGGAATCATGATTGAAGAAGCTACTCTGCGACAACCGCCGAAGCAACCAGACCCGGAACCAGAACCGGAAGAGCCGGATAAGGAGAAAGAACCGGAAGAAACGCCAGCCGATCGTATATCGATGACCTCGCGTGAACTGCAACAATTCATGCAACTAGTCATCAAGGAAGCACGAAGACCAGTCATAGACGAGAAGGTTGTTGCACGGCAAAAGCACACTCGCGAGCACAACCAAATGCTGCGGCGCGATCAGCGGAATATGCTGATTCAACGCTTTCGCAATTGTAATCACATGCAAAATCCTGGTTCGGTGATGAGCGGGTGCGCGGCGATTGCCTGGGCAACGCAAAGCGATGGCAAAAAGCGTGGTACATGCCAGCACTGTGGCACTGTGTTTTCCCCGATTAAAGAGGAATGTCTCGCAGATGAGATTTGGAAGGCTTATCCCATGTTGGTAAGGCTGCCAACTCATCCGGCGGGGAATGTCAATACTATTTTTCAATCCGCGTAGAGATGAATGCCGTCGACGATCAGTTTACGCAGCGTGATCGACTTCAACAGGACACGTGTGCGTATGGTGCAATTGGTGAATGTTGGTGGTGTGCCAAATCAACCGGCATTGGATATATCGAATGATGTTTTGCAGACTCTTTTGTCTGCCCCGAATAATTGGAAATTTAACAAAAGCGAGTTGCCGCCCTTTACATCGATTCCTAATCAGCAGGATTACTGGATTTCTGGTTGTACCGCTACGGTTGATCGTAAAGCGTCAGTGTCCCTCAATTCTATGTTGTCTGATCCTCCTGGATTGATTCAAGGTGACGATGGATTGGTTACGGCTCGTTATGATCGTTTTGCCCCAGATGGTATCCAGGGCAAAGGCACCAGCTCGATTCCTTTTCTGTTCGCTCCAGGTGATGAAGTCACGATCATGGGGGCAGGGAATGGAGCATACAACGGCACATTCATCATTGTCGATGTGCCTTCCAAAACTTCTTTTGTTTATGATCCAGAAACAAGTGGCCTTTTGCCTGATGGTGGCCAGGGCATCAATTCACTAGGTTGGCTCGAACGTGCTGTGCTGGAGGATTATCTTTCGACTGCTTGGGTGAAACCAGTCCGCGAAATACTCGTGGTCTCTGCCTTACCGCAGGAATCAATTGTCCAGCCTCCGTTTAAAGTCTGTATGCAATTTGAGCATGTGTTGTTATGTGGGAATTTGTCTATTTCTGAATTGTTGATGCGCTTGTGGCCAGTACCCAGCTCGCAGATTTGGCGTGTCCTAGTCTTTTATCAGGCAAAGGCACCAGTAAAAACAAGTCTTGAAGATAATTGGTCTCCCTGGCCCGACGATCTGGCCTACGTGTTACGCAGTGGAGTTTTCGCGAAAGCTCTCGACCATGCAGAAGATCCCCGCGCGCCAATAGCAGATGCGAAATGGCAGCAAGATATTGCGCGTGCTCTCGGCATCCGACAGCAGGAGGAACGGCACGAAGCCTTCTTCCCGGATTTGCCCATGATGAGAGGCGGATAGTGAAAATAATTACAGGAAGATGGGTAGATCCGACTGGCAATGTTGCGGCTGGGGGAAGACTTCATTGTGTTCTCAACCAAGATGCTACTGTCATTGCCACTAATCAAGTTGCGCCTCGAAATGTCTCGTTTCAGCTCGATCAGAATGGAGCTTTGCCACACGGTTCTAGGATTTGGGCTAACGATCAGTTGAGTCCAAGTGGAACCTATTACACGTGTACTGTAACGGCACTAGGCGGAGGAGTCATTTGGGGGCCGCAATGGATTGTAATTGCTGGTCCTGAGCCGGTTAATCTCAACAGCTTTAATCCACTCAAGATAATTCCTGTAGTCAATCAGTTTGCCAGCGAAAGCTCGATTATGGGCGTAGGGGTTATCAATACTCCGGTAACTGCCGATACGGGCACCGATCTCAACGCTTTCGTTACGGTTTCAAATCAGTTTCTGCTAGTTCCCGGCCCCAACATCTCTTTTTCCGGTTCGCAGTCGCAGCACTCACTGACGATTACGATCATTGGGGAAAGTCAGGCAACTAGTCTTGCTCCTGGTCCTGGCGGGGTATTAAGTGCTGGCATTGTTGGCGGTTCGACTGCTACTAACGCGTTCTTCCTTGCTGGTGCAGCTCATGGCGGATCGTTTGCGTCGTTCCGTGAGCTAACGAACGCTAGCGGGATGACGGTTTCGATTGATGTGCCCCGATTTGTTGGCTCGATTGGGGGTACCAATCTTGGAGGAGTGGGCGCATCTGTAACCAGCCAACTGATGTTTGCTGGCGGCAGCAATATTACGTTGTCGCGTACCACGAATGCCACGGGCATGACGCTTTCGATTGTTGGTGGTGCAGGAGGTGGCGGGTTTGAGGCAGGCTTAACGCCGCCACAAGTGATTGGGCAACTAGGACCAGTTTCGAATGGCTTGTGGTTAGCTGGCGGCAACAATATCACGCTCGAAGGAACGACTGGCCCGAATGGAATGACCGTAACCATCGAAGGTCAGCCGGAAGGAGTTGGGCCTGGGCCAGGGGGTAATCCGTTTGCCGCAGGACTGGCTAACGGTATAGGGCAGCTTGGGCCGGTCGAAGACAGACTTTACCTTGCTGGCGGCAACAACGTCACGCTGAGTGGATCAGTTTCCAGCGGCTCGATGACCATTACGGTTAGCACGCCAGACACGCCAACTTATGGGATGCAGGCCGCTGGCGGAACTGCTCTCGGTCAAGGAGTGAGTTGGGCTACGCGTACGCTGCAATTTGCCGCAGGTTCAAACATTACGTTGTCTGCGGGGGGCAATCAGGCGAATGGCGTAGCTACGCTGAGCATCATTGGGCCAGCTCCTACAGCTACGGCTCATTTGACCAGTCTTACAACTAATGTAACCAGTCTTACGACTTATCTCAATAGCATGGTGAATGAGATTTCGTCAAGTGTCAGCACGGTTGCGAGTTTGACTAGCGTGGGTGGAGCAGTGGTGCTCAGTGCTGGTGCAAATATTTTGATTGGCTCGACTAGTGCCGGGATGAATACAACTTGGGGCGTCACTGGAGTTGGCGGTACGGGTGATACAGACGGTCCTCCAATTATTTCCAATCCTCCGTTCTGGGCGGGTATTAGCAGTTTTGAAAGCAGGGCGGGAGTAGGTGCTGGCTCTACGATGGGAGTCACGGCACCAGTTTCCAATCAAATCATGTTTGCTGCTGGCTCAAACATGACCTTATCGGGCGCAACCAACGTCAACGGTATGACGGTTACGATTCGAGGTCCGGTAACTCCAAACAACGCATTTCAGGCGGGAGGAGCGGGAACCACATACGGGCATAGCGCCGATGCTGGTGGGTCAGGGTTACGAGGTGCACTCCGTATAGCTGCGGGACAAAACATTATGATGTCTGGTGCTTCTGCCGCTAATACGGGGCAAAGCAATTGGACTATAACGGTTAGCGCGATGGCTAATCATGTAGTGGCTGGAGCAGGAATTGAAACGTCTTCGGCTAGCGACTCGTTGGGATATACCACAACGATTTCCGCCATTGCTGGAGAAGTTGCCGCAGGTTTTCATGCTGGTATCAGTGGAGGAAACGTTGCAGGGCAAACGGGCACAGTCTCCAATCAACTGATGCTGGCTGGGGGTAACGGCATTACGGTTTCTGGGGCAACGAATGTTAGTGGGATGACAGCCTCGATCAGCGGCGTGAACCTGATGCCTGCAATCTGGGCATCAACCGTGGCTGGTGGATCTTACTTTGCCTCGAACGTTAGCGTTGGTACGCGCACACTTTACTTTGCGGCTGGATCGAATATCACGCTTTCTGGAACGGGGGCGAATAGCGCAGCTACGATCACTATTTACGGTCCTAGCCCTGGCGGGGGTGGACACCTGACGGTTGCCGCTAACAGCGTGGCTGGGGGATCAATCAACAGTGCGTGGAGCAGTATGCCTGTGCCGTACCTCCGTTTTGAGGCGGGATCGAATGTCAGTTTTGGCATAACAACCAATGCCAGCTCGCACGCAACTCTGCGGATTGCTGCCGCAGGGGGAGCTGCTCCTGGTGGTGAATTTGTGGCAGCAGCTTGGCCTAGTGTCCCAGGAGAGTCTTTCGAAACTCATACACGGGGATTTGCTCTGTACCCACTGGA